CCATCTGGATTGATACCACCACCGTAAATATCGAGTCTAGTATCGAATGGTATGGATCTAGATCTCTGGGAGATTTGTGGTTTTGCTGTTGCACCACTACTATTACCACCAACAACAGAAATTGAGAATACCTCATCAATATCAAAGTCTTGTGGATCAATAATGATTCTCTCCAATTGACCAGAGATAACTGGTGATACTCTAGCAACACCACCATCAGTGGGGATACCAGTTGGATCTACAAGTTGGATATCAGGTTCTGTGAGTATGATTTCTGGAGGACTTACAACACTATAACCTTCACCAGAAGATACAGGAACAACCTCCTCTAAAGGACCCAAAAATACCTTATCAGGTGACTTATATGCCAATACCTCTACACCATTGGTTAGAACTGCCACAGGAGATCCTGAGGGGGTATCAGCGGGTGTTCTAGGGATAGTGATATTTCTCTTGTCACCAGTGAATGGAATCTTCTTGAATACATTCTTAGTATTGACCCTTCTGTCTTTCTGAGACTCTAGGGTGAATACGTGGACACCCGGTGTATCGTTAAAAACAAAGCCAACAAAGTTTTCACTTCCAATGAAAGAAGGTGATACGTATAGTTTGATCTTTCTAGGGTTAGATAGAACTTCAACAAAGTATTCTCCCTCAGTTACAAGAGCAATACCTTTTTGCCTTTCTGCTGAAAGAACTCTATATGTGATTAGATCACCAGTTATGAAAGAAACTGGAGAATCAAAGATTATTGTTGAATACTCACCAGTAAAGGAGTTATACCCCTCAAAGTTAGCGGTAGTAAGTCCAACGATTATACCCTCAACAATCTTCACATCCATATCATAGGAAGGTAAGGAGTTGGTTGCTACGTAAAAGTTACCATCAAACTCTGTTCCATCATAAAGGTTCAGTACGTTTGATAGAACAGAGTTCTGACCATACTCAACATCTGTATTGGTACTATTTGCATAGTTCTGATTCCTTCTGATATCAATAGGTTGATTCAAAGGGATGCCAAATGAGTCATCGATTGTTATAATACTATTGAGATAGTCAACTGATGTTACTTTGCGATCAGCAACATAAACAACCTGTGAGCCTCTCTGAAGAATATCAACAGAGTCACCAGGGGAAATGAAAGACTTATCTAGATATGCAGTATTGATACTGAACACTGAACCACTAAGGTCATCTACTTCCATTCTTACTGAAGTGTTATAGATGAAACTATTGGCAATGATTTGTTTCTGTGTAGCCTCACTTCTAGTTACATCAGCAGAGACAATGTTCTCACCTAGGGTATCTACAGATACTTTCTCTCCAGGTATAATGAAGGGGATCTCCTCTGGGAATTCTAGATCTGAGATAACACCAGTTATACGAAGTGTAACTACTTCACCAGCATCATTGGTGCCATATACAGTGATGTCATCAATAATATCTTCATTGACACCAAGAGTCGCCTTTTCAGGATCTTGACATACAACACCTAGGAACTGATTAACAGTTCTCTCCACATATGTGAACTTAGTTCCATCTTCAGTGATAAACTCATTGTTATCCCTAAAACCAAGAGTAGTATCTACAGTGATTGTAGAGTCACCTCGGTTCCAAGCTCTCTGTGTTCTGGTTCTACCAGGAATGGTGAATAGTTTTCTCTCATTAGCAATCTCATCATTACTAACAAAGAAGTAGACTCTGTAATATAGTTTATTATTTCTTGTAAATGTTTCAATCTCTGAGATGGCACCAAACACGTCTTCAGCGTCACTCTGATAGACCGTCTTACCCTTTAGGCTAATAGGGTTACCACTGACTGGAATAACCACCGCATAGTCTCTTCTAGAGTACTCTGACTGGGATGGTTTGATGAGGAACTGTTCTAGATCAATAACTAGAGGATCTTCCCCATACAATACTTTGAATAGGATCTTAAATGACTCTGAACTACCCTTAGACTGGTAGAAAGATCTTGCTTCACGAATCCACTGACCAACGTTGATTTCGCTATTGAAATCTAGGTTCTCAAAACCAGGAGCAAAGGTATATTTTAGTTTATTATAGAAATTCTTTAAGAATAATGTTGATAGGTTATCAACACTAGAATTGAAAGTATGGGCAGCAGCAGTTGTAGTTTCAAATACGAGCTCAGCAGGGTTATCAACACTTCTGTAACTAGTGATACCACTGAAACCTCTTACAACACCAGTAAAGGTATTGGTGGTGAGACCGGTATAGGTAAGAATCTCATCATCAATCTTTAGGAGACCCCATTGGTTAGGGAAACTGTTAGTTGTATTAACATGAATAATATCGTCATCTTCACTTACATCTTTTGTAAGTTTAAAGGCAGTATAAATGTCTTCACTAGCAAGTGTTGTTAGTGTGAGGTATTGATCTAGGTTTGACGCAAAATCTACAGGACCGCCTTGGTATTCCTGAGATATGTAGAATTGTTTTAGAAAATCGTCGGTGAGTGGAGCTTCACTTAAAATATACTCAGGGAGTTGTGATGAAACCACATCCTGAATCTTAACTCTCACGTCAATACCTAGCTCAGTACCGATCATGTTTAATACCTATTACCGTGTTAACTGTCCGTTTCCGTAACTGGATGTTACTCGGAATCCTACACCAGAGATTTGCTCACCGCTGGTAATAGTGTCCTTAACCATATTTATCTTACTATCAGGAACAGCTAGTGAGACATAAAGGTCTTTTAGTCCAATAACATCATTGGATAATGGATAAGCTTGTACTTCAATAATTCGGTTTGGTTGAACAGTGGAAAATATCTGAACAGTGTTCAATAATATCTCTCCTTTTGTATAATCTACCGTTCCGGCGTTATCTACAACAACTGTATATCGGAAACTACCACTATCATCAGCAATTGAGGTAATTATGGAGATTTTACCAAATCCTGATCCATCTAGATTTCCATTTTCGTCTTTATTTGGAATATCTGTCAAATATACGATATCACTCAATCCAGTAATACGGAAACCGGTAGTTTTGATGTTTCCACCTGATGATTTGATGTGAAAAGCATTACCAAAACACAATTCGTACTGAGCAAACTGACCAATAGCCGCAGATAGGTTCCTACGGATGATAACACGAGTAATATTGGAAGTTACAGCAATACTAGTATCGTCAATTACCTTCTGTACCTTAGAATACTTGAATCTACCTCCAAATTTGTTCAAATCAGTCGATTTGGCGTAAGCATTGAGTGAACTCATAACCTCTGTCTGTAAAGAAGCAGCAGTTGAGACTTTAGTTACATCATAATAGACATAAGACTCCAATTCAACGAATAGAACCTTAAGATCTATGAGTTGTTGGTTAATTCCAGCGATTGTGTACTGTTTTAGACCTTCTTGGATCTTCTTTTTGTCAAAATCAGAGACTTCTGTACCATTTATGGGTTTAATACTGATTAGAACGTTACCGAACTGTGGTGGATCGAGTTCTTCACCACCAACAACAGCTACAGACTCTGTATTTGGGTAAATTTCTTTGATAATACCTTCATAGTCACGAGCAGTGACTGATCTATACTGTGCTGCATAGAGTTTTGGGGCATAATACCTTATAGAGTCTACAGATTCAATAGATCCACCATATCTGGCACTTTCTATGGTGGTTATTTTCATACTATTGGTGGGAACAACCAATCTACCGAACTCATCGGCTATTGAACCCGTATAACTGAACCTTGAAGGTCCGTTTCCACCTGCCCCATCAGTCACAATGTAAGTGGCAACGGGTTCTTGACCCTGTGTTAGCTTTTTACCGAAGATACCATCACCAAATATAAGTTCGTAGTACTCTTTTTCAACTTCTGATACAAAATATACTTCACTATCCTTAGTAACCTTGACAATATTATCTACTCTGTTCCAAACTTTACCTATACCCTGTTCATTCTGATCTTTGACCCTCACTACAAGGGTACTATAGTCCATATTGGGGTTACTGATGATGAATCTTTGATCTAGTGATCCATCATAGGTAAAAGAGTTCCGTAAATATGTTCCTTGGTATATGGTAATTGGATCTTCGGGGGTTCCAAACTGGGCACTCCCATCTTTTGCGGTTGCTGTAATATCCTGTGGAATGGAGAAAACATAGTTTGTGTTATCTGCAGCACCAACAGCTACTAAACCAGCCTTCAGGGTTAGTGTAGGGGTGTCTGAGAGGGTATTAATTCTGAATGTGATCTTTGCTTCGGCTGCTTTCTTTGATCTTGGTAGGTATCCAATATTTCCAGCGAGAGAAACCACGTTTCTTCTCAACACTGCTGAATCCAAGAAGGATTCATTGACAATCATATTGGCGTTTACTGAGTTAATATAAGCATTATATGCTAAAGTATCAATTAGCACTGAAAAGTTAGATCCATCAAAGTCAAAACCAGTAAAATCTGAGTTTGCTCTTAGATAATCTTTAATGGATGCTTTAATTTGGTCGTAATCTAGGTTAGTAAACTTAGTAAATGCCATTACCTAGCTGCCTCTAAGATGAATGTGAATGTTTGGGAAGGAAATGGTTGTCCTATAATCTCATAGTTAACAGTAACCTCGAATTCGTTAGTATCGGGTCTTGGTTCTACCAATACCTTTACGTTATCAACCCGTGGTTCATAGTTAGCAATAGAAGTTAAGATTTGTTCTTCAATTAATGCGGAACTACCGAAGTCAACTAACTCGAAAAGCAAAGCTCTAATATCCGAACCAAAGTTTGGATTGAAAAACTTCTCACCAGGGATGGTTTCGACAATATTTTGGACTGCTTTGTTAATCGCTCTCTCATTTTTAAGCACAGGAATGTCTCCCGTAACCGGATGAGGTTTGAACGAGAGACTAATGTCCTTGAATGCCCTAGAAATACGTGTGACTTCTGCCATTACTGTTGCGTATTTAGTTTTATTTAGTGTATATCAGGAAGATGCCTTCGCACCACAAGAACAAGAGGTACATTTCTTAGCCATTTCTTTCTTTTTCCTTAATGCCCAGTCAAGAGCACCATAATCAGTGACTAAAAGAACTCCTTCAGAACGATCTACTGGTCTTGCCATAATACTATAGTCCTAAAAACAACATTTATAGAACTTTTATGGGGGTTCTATCCCCTGATGCACTATTTACTTGATATAAAAACCTAATCTTTCGTAATCTGGACTATCAACATACTTATATCCAGTGGGTGGTTCTATTTTATCTCCCTTCCACACTGGAATTGCTTCCTCATTGCCCCAAACA